TCCAACGGTCGTTGGATGGTTGAGAAGTTCAAGGGTCTAATGTTCCAGCTAGAGCGTGATGCTAATGCTATCGCTCAGAGAACTCGTCGCGGAAAGGGCAATATCATCCTTTGCTCTGCTGACGTTGCTTCTGCACTTGCTGCTGCTGGTCAACTAGACTACACCCCAGCACTATCTGCAAACCTACAGGTTGATGATACTGGCAACACTTTTGCTGGTACTCTAAACGGTCGCTTCAAGGTATACATCGATCCATTCGCTGCAAACCTAAGCGCAGATCAGTACTACGTCATGGGTTATAAGGGTTCAACTCCTTACGACGCAGGTATCTTCTACTGCCCATACGTTCCACTACAGATGGTTCGTGCAGTTGGTCAGGATACTTTCCAACCAAAGATTGGTTTCAAGACACGCTACGGCATGGTTGCAAACCCATTCGCGGAAGGCACTGGCGTAGGCGCAGGTCGTATTGCAGAGAACACCAACCGTTACTACAGAAGAGTAAAGGTACAAAACCTAATGTGATCCAAGATCACATTTATCAGGACCTCCTTACAAAGGGGGTCCTTTTTTTATTGTCTATCAATAGATAATAAAGTCAAGTTTTACATTACAATGAACTTGCTTATAAGGTCAATAATTATTTTTGGAATAATAAGTTATTTTATATACTGGGGTGTTAATAACGCATATGCCTAGAAATCAACTTACAAAAGATCAAATTAAAAATGATATTTTAAAAATCAAACGTGATTTAAACAATGAACATATCAGATATAATATGGACATGAAGGGTTTAGCACACGAGTATATCAATAAAATTTTAGATAAGATCGAAGAGTATCGCTACTAAATAGTCCTAGCTTGGGAAGTTGACTTGTCCAATAATCCTTGTACCCTACAGCAAGTTTCAAATAAAAACTTTCTGTCGTTAGGTGGGTTCAAACTTATTATCAATAGATGCCCTAAAGTAGATTTTCTTTGCAATAAAGCAAATTTACCTGGGATTACTTTGGGCAGTGCAATACAAACAACATATCTAAAAGATATTCCTGTTCCAGGAGACAAACTTAGATATGAAGACTTGACCATCAACTTTATGGTTGATGAAGAATTAGAAAATTATTTTCAAATTTATCAGTGGATGACATCTCTTGGTTATCCACAATCTATTGCACAATACTCTGAATTACAAACCAACAATAGATTTTATCCTAATACGGATGCAAACGATCCGTATAGTGAAAGATCTGATGCTACATTATTAATTTTGAACAGCAATTATCAAACTGCTGGAAAGGTAATCTTTAAAGATATGTTTCCAACATTTCTTTCAGGAATTCCTTTTGATGCAACGTTGCAGGAACAGCAATACTACACAGCAACTTGCACGTTCCGTTATACTATTTTTGATTTGATCGACATCAATGGAAAAGAAGTCTAGTGTTTCTCTGGAAGTTATCCAGGAAATGTGGCAAAAAGATAGTGGGGTAAATCAAGACGAACTTGATACAGAAAGTTTAAAAATACCCCAATTACACGCCAAATATTACGAACTATATAATACTATACTGTTGCTTCGTAAACAAGCAGAGCAGCAGCATAGTAGTATTCTTTTAGAACGTAGAAAATTTTACATGGGGAAAGCGGAAACGCAAGTTTATATTGACGAACCCTTCCCGTACAAAGTCAGAGACAAAGAAGATCTAAAACTTTATCTTGAAGCAGATGAAAAAATCAGCAAGATAAGATTGAAGATTGATTATTACGACACGATGCTGAGGTATCTTGAAGAGATCCTAAAGCAAATTTCTAACAGAACCTACCAAATCAAGAATGCAATTGAATGGCGAAGGTTCACTGCTGGGTATGGCTGATCTAATTATAAGTAAGAAAAATGAAGTTTGGTTGAAGATTGAGTGTGACCCTCATATCAAATATGAATTGCAAGATCAATTTACGTTTGATGTTCCAAATGCAAAATTTATGCCTCAGTATCGAAACAAATACTGGGATGGAAAAATTCGACTATTCAATATTGAGAAGTCTGAAATTTACGCAGGATTAATTGATAAACTTCAAGTTTTTTGTGAAAGATATAATTACACATTTGAGTTTCAAAATAATAAATTTTATGGACTTCCATATGAAGAAAACGATATGGTGTCTGAGGAGGGCGTCAAAGACTACGTTACAAGCGTCTCTAAGCACCCTCCACGCGATTATCAACTAGAAGGCATCTATGATGCTCTGAAGCGTAACAGGCGTCTTCTGATCAGTCCTACAGGGTCTGGTAAGTCTTTAATGATCTACGCTGTTTGCAGATACCATGCAGAAGCGGGAAGAAAAGTTCTAATCGTTGTTCCAACTACATCACTTGTTGAGCAGATGTACAAGGACTTTGAAGATTATGGATGGGACGCTGAAAAAAACTGCCACAAAATTTATTCGGGTAAAGAAAGAATAACAGATAAAAGTGTCGTCATCACAACCTGGCAATCCATTTATAAGTTGGATAGAAAATGGTTTGCACCATATCAAGTTGTAATAGGAGATGAAGCACATCAGTTCAAATCCAAATCATTGATTAACATCATGACAAAACTTGGTGATGCAAAGTATCGCTATGGATTTACAGGTACTCTTGATGGAACACAAACACATAAATGGGTACTTGAAGGATTGTTTGGTCCATCTTATAAAATTATTAATACAAAAGAGTTGCAAGATGCTGGATACTTAGCTAAACTTGGTATTAAAGTTTTACTTCTAAAACATGATCCTCAAAAATTTGAAACGTATGAAGATGAAGTTCAATATTTAATTGGACATGAAAAAAGAAATAAGTTTATCAAAAATCTTGCCCATGATTTGACAGGAAATACTTTAATTCTCTTTAGTCGGGTCTCCGCACATGGACAGGTTCTCTATGACTTGATAAATACTAGTGAGCGAAAGGTATTTTTTGTCCACGGTGGTGTGGATGTTGAAGAAAGAGAAGAAGTTAGAAGGATCACAGAAAAAGAAAATAATGCGATCATCATTGCTTCTTTCGGAACATTCTCAACTGGCATCAATATTAAAAATTTACACAACGTTATTTTCTCATCACCAAGTAAGTCTAGAATTAGGACACTGCAATCAATTGGTAGGGTACTGAGAAAAAGCGAAAACAAACTCAAAGCAACATTATACGACATAGCAGACGATTGTAAAAAAGGGTCAAGGTCAAACTATACACTAAATCATCTCATCGAACGTATAAAATACTACAACGAGGAGAAGTTTAATTATGAAATCATCCAAGTCAAAATCTGACGATCTATACGATGAGTTTTACGCTTCAGTAAAACTTATCAGTGGAGAAGAAGTTCTTTGTCTAATGGTTGTTGATAAAACCAATCCAGAACATGTAATGTTAGATAACCCAGTTATCTGTGTAGAAATTCGTTCCCCTGGAACGAATATACCCGCTGGGTATAAGTTTGAACCATGGATAAAGTTTTCTAATGATCAGACTTTTATCTTAGAAACTTCAAGGATTATTACAGTCAGTGAAGTTAAAGATGAAGATATTATTGATACTTACAAACATGTTGTCCATGTAGGGTTTAAACAGTCTCATCCAGATATCAGCAAAGAGATGGGATACATATCATCTGTAGATAAAGCAAGAGATCTCCTAGAAAAGCTTTATAATTCTAAAAGTAACTAAGCTATATCACTTTCAACCCTGACAGAGTTATTCTACTCATATTTGAACATCTTGTCAAGTTATGCTATAATTGATCAATGATTTGTAATGATAATGACACGAAAAAGATCAGAACACTATGTAAACAACAAAGAATTTCTTGCTGCTATTGTTGCTTACAAACAAGAAATTAGTGATGCAGAACATTTAGGAAAACCCAAACCAAGGATTACCAATTACCTTGGTGAGTGTTTTTTAAAAATTGCTACACACTTATCGTATAAACCAAACTTTGTCAACTACATGTTCAAGGATGACATGATTTGTGACGGTATTGAAAATTGTGTTCAGTACATCAATAATTTCAATCCAGAAAAGTCTAGTAATCCATTTGCTTACTTTACTCAGATTATTCACTACGCTTTCCTTCGCCGTATTCAGAAGGAGAAAAAACAACTAGAGATTAGACAAAAAATTATTGAAAGATCTGGATATGACGAAGTTTTCGTCGCAGACGAAAATGGTGATACCTCTGGATATAATCAAATTAAAGACTCTGTACAGTATCGTTTAAATCGATGAAAGTCGCTATTATTACAGATCAGCACTTTGGATTTAAAAAAGGATCCAAACTATATCATGATTTCTTTTTAAAATTTTATGATGAAGTTTTTTTTCCAGAACTACAGAAACGGGGTATTACGACTGTTATCGATATGGGTGATACTTTTGACAGTCGTAAAACTATTGATTTTTGGTCTTTGGATTGGTCTAAAAAAAATTACTTTGACCGTCTACGAGACATGGGTATTAAACTCATTTCAGTTGTTGGAAACCATACTGCATTCTACAAAAACACTAACGAAATCAATACTATTGATCTTCTCTTACGAGAGTATGATAATATCGATGTTATTGTTGATGCACAAGAACTTAGAGTTGGAGGTTTGGAGATACTCTTCGTCCCTTGGGTGAACTCAGATAACACAGAATTTACTTACAATAAAATTAATAATACAAAATCAAAAGTTGTTATGGGGCATTTGGAACTTAATGGGTTCTATGCACACTATGGATACACAATGGAAGATGGTGCAGATATTCTTCCGTATGAAAAGTTTGATCGAGTATTTTCAGGACATTATCATACTAGATCTGATAACGGCAGGATCTTTTATCTTGGTAATCCTTATCAGATGTTTTGGAATGATGTGAATGATGATCGGGGTTTCCATATTTTTGATACTGAAACCTATGAACTGGAGGCAGTAGATAATCCATTCACTCTTTATGAAATTATCTACTATAATGATACTCCAAGACAACTGTTCAAGTTTACGGATTACACTGATAAGATCGTAAAAGTAGTTGTCAAGCAAAAAAGTAACGAAAAAGAATATGACCGTTTCTTAGATACTTTGATGAAAGTCAATCCTTATGATGTAAAAATTGTAGAAAAGATTGACAACGTTTCATTTGATGATGAGATCGTTAATGAGACAGAAGATACCATGACACTTCTTGATAAGTATGTTGATGATTTGGAGACAGATCTAAATAAATCTAAGATCAAAAGTCTAATCAAAAATATCTACCAGGAAGCGTGTGAGGTTATGTAATGTATATCATTACGATAAAGGAAAGGGAAGATGAAGGAGCATATGCAGTAAAGGATGAATTTGGAGAAAAGATTGTATTTTTGTTTGAAGAGAAAGATGATGCTCTAAGATATGCTATGCTCATGGAAGAGGATGGTTGTCCAGAAATGGATGTTATCAAAGTCAATGATACAGTTGCAATTGGAGCATGTGAAAAGGCAGGGATAAGATATACTATAATCACTGAAGATGACATTGTAATTCCACCACGAGATAATGATTGAGTTCAAAGAAATTCGTTATAAAAATTTTCTTTCATCAGGAAACCAGTTCACATCAATTAAATTAAATCAAAACACCAATACTTTGATTGTTGGACAGAATGGTGCTGGAAAATCAACCATTCTTGATGCTTTGTGTTTTTCTTTGTTTAATAAACCGTTTAGAAAGATTAATAAAAATCAAATCATCAATTCGTCAAATGAAAAAGATTGTGTAGTTGAAATTGAGTTCAATGTAAACAGGAACGAATATAAAGTTATTCGTGGCATCAAACCTGGAATTTTTGAGATCTATCAAAATGGTAGAAAAATGAATGAGGATGCTTCTGCACAGGATCAGCAGAAGATGCTTGAGAATAATATTCTTAAGTTAAACTATAAATCATTTACTCAAATTGTTATTCTTGGCAGTGCATCATTTGTTCCCTTCATGCAACTTCCTGCTGCTCACAGGAGAGAAGTGATTGAAGATCTTCTTGACATAAAGGTATTTTCTTCTATGTCTGAGATTTTAAAGAATAAAATTAAAGATGCCAAAGAAACTGTTAAGACTTTAGAATTGAAAAAAGAAAGTATTGCTGATAAAATTATCATGCAGCAAAACTTTATTAAGCAAATTGAAGAGACTGGTCAAAATGATATCAAAGATAAACAAACCCAAATTGCTGAATACGAAAAAGAAGTTTCCAAATACAATGAAAGTATCTCTAGTCTTTTACAAGAAGTTCAAGACAAGCAACAAGAAATAGAACAGTATGCAGATGCTTCAGATACCCTTCGTAAACTTGGAACTTTCAAAGGTAAAATTGGAAACAAGAAGCAAAACTCTAGTGATGATTTGGAGTTTTTCAAAGAGCATTCGGTTTGCCCAACTTGCACACAAACGATTGAAGAAACATTCCGTGTAAATAAGATTGAAGAGCTCCAGCAAGTCCTAAGTTCTTATGAGAGTAATCTTCAAGAAATTGAAGATACAATCAAAAAAGAAGAAGAACGCGAACAAGCATTCTTTGGACTTCAAAGGGAGATTACTAAACTACAAAATGAAATTTCTCAGATCAACATTCGTATTTCTAACTCAAACAAATCAAGATCATCTCTTGAAAAAGAAATTCAAACTATTACCACAAGACTTGAAAATAGAAATACTGAACACGAAAAGTTAAGTGAGTACAAAACTAATCTAAGACAAATACTTACAGACTTAGAACAACTTAAAGAAGATTACGGATATTATCTTCAAGCAAATGTTCTACTAAAAGATGATGGTGTAAAGAGTAGCATTATTAAAAAATATCTTCCATTAATAAATCAGCAAGTCAATAAGTACTTGCAAATGATGGACTTCTTTATCAATTTTACTTTGGATGAAGAGTTCAATGAAAAAATTCAAACTCCAATTCACGAAAACTTTTCTTATCCTTCCTTCTCTGAAGGAGAAAAGATGAGAATTGATTTATCTTTGCTGTTCACTTGGCGAGAAATTGCAAGACTGAAGAATAGCATTTCGACAAATCTTCTCATCATGGACGAAGTGTTCGATAGTTCTTTAGATGGTCTAGGAACTGATGAATTCTTCAAGATTATTCGTTACGTGGTTAGTGATGCTAATATTTTCATCATTTCCCATAAAAATGAATTGCATGAGAAATTTGAGAATGTGTTAGAATTTCATAAGGTCAAGGGATTCAGTCAACTGAAAGCTTGACAACTCTTTATACTTCCTATATAATGTTGTTGTAATTCGTTACAAATCTTTGATGACTGTAACATCAAATGAATTTGGCCAACAAAACATGTTTGCCAAT